CCATGCATTACGCAGTTGGGCAGAATGTTTATGGTGGACATACTATTACAGCTATACTACACGATCAAGAATCAAACTCTTACAGTATATACATTAAAAAAGAAGATGAGGTAATGCCATGGAAGAAATTTAATTCTAACATGGCAATATCTGTTGAATACGATTTAGAGTATTAATGAAGAGCTTGTACGACTTCATCATCAAACCTCTTGGTGATAGATATGAAAACGAGATAAAGATTGGTGACAAAACTTTAGTTTTAAATACTAAGATAGAAAGTTTTAAATCTGTTAACAACTTAGCTGTTGTAATAGAAACGCCAAAAGCATTCAAAACAAGTATACAAAAAGGAGATATAGTGTTAATACACCACAATGTTTTTAGAGTATTCTACGACATGAAAGGTGTAAAGAAAAATAGTAGGTCATACTTTAAAGATGATTTATATTTCTGTGCTGTAGACCAAATATATTTGTATAAAAATACAGAGGATTGGAAATCATTTGGAGACAGATGTTTTGTAATGCCTCTAAAAAATGAAGACATTCTAACGAACGATAAAGAGCAAAAGCTTATTGGTATACTAAAGTATGGTAATAACTCCTTAAAAGCACTTAATATTAACCCAGGTGACGTTGTAGGATTTACTCCTAACAGTGAATGGGATTTTATCGTTGATGAGCAGAGAGTTTTCTGTATGAAATCTAATGATATTGTAATCAAATATGAACACCAAGGAAACCAAGTTGAGTATAATCCAAGCTGGGCACATCGCGATAGCGGAACTAGTAAAGGTAGCTAAAGAACTTATTGTAGATTCAGATGATGATTTAACAGCAGACAAGCTTAAAAATGCAGCTGCTACTAAAAAATTAGCAATATTTGATGCTTTTGAAATACTTAAACGTATAGATGAAGAAGACAATATTCTTAACGAGAAACCTAAAGAAGCTAGAGAAGAAAAAGCTTTTAAAGGATTCGCTGAAGGTAGATCTAAATAATGTACGAGCAGTCATTATACAAAATTTTACCTAACCACGTTAAAGCCAAGGTCTTAAATAGAAATAATAAATTTAAGAAATGGAAATACGGTTATGATGAAGATCATGACATGGTGGTTATTAGTAAAACCGGTGAAATTGGGGAGATTTATGAAATACAAAATCTAGTAGTAGCCTTACCTAAAGCTACTAACGTAGTTAAAAGTGAAGGTAACAAATGGGTGGCAGCTGAGTATCCCAAAGAATTAAAAAATATTAAAACTGTTTTTGATTGGAAGAATTACTCTGAACAATTTAAAGAAAAATGGTATGATTATATTGAAGAAGAATTTCAAAGGCGTGAAAAAGGTTATTGGTTTTTTAACAAAGACAAGCCTACTTATATTACTGGTACTCAGTACATGTACTTGCAATGGTCCAAAATTGATATTGGGAAGCCAGATTTTAGAGAGTCCAATAGATTATTCTATTTATTCTGGGAGGCTTGCAAAGCAGACAAAAGATGTTATGGTATGTCATATCTCAAGAACAGACGTTCAGGCTTTTCATTCATGGCGTCAGGGGAGGCTGTTAACATGGCAACCATATCAAGCGATTCACGGTTTGGGATTTTGTCCAAATCTGGAGCCGATGCGAAAAAGATGTTCACAGATAAAGTTGTACCCATTAGTGTTAACTACCCGTTTTTCTTTAAACCGATTCAGGACGGAATGGACAGGCCCAAAACCGAACTTGCCTATCGTGTGCCCGCATCCAAGCTTACCCGTAGAGGACTCGATTCGAAAGTACAAACGGAAACACTCACGGGTCTTGATACCACGATTGACTGGAAAAACACGGGTGATAACGCCTATGATGGGGAGAAACTCAAACTACTCGTCCACGATGAGAGCGGTAAGTGGGAAAGGCCGAACAACATCCTCAACAACTGGAGGGTTACCAAAACAACGTTAAGATTAGGTTCTAGAATTATTGGAAAGTGTATGATGGGTTCAACATCAAATGCTTTAGATAAAGGTGGTGAAAACTTTAAAAAACTATACCATGGATCAGACGTTACAAAGAGAAACCGCAACGGGCAGACTAGCTCAGGACTCTATTCTTTGTTCATACCTATGGAATGGAACTACGAGGGATACATTGATTCTTATGGGTTTCCTGTATTCGATACACCCAAAAAAGAAGTTTTAGATACATTTGGTGATAAAATAACATTAGGTGTTGTAGAGTTTTGGAAGAATGAAGTAGAAGGATTAAAAGATGACCAAGACGGGTTGAATGAATTTTATAGACAATTTCCAAGAACTGAAGAGCATGCATTCAGAGACGAAGCTAAAGAGTCTTTATTTAACCTGACGAAAATATACGAGCAAATAGATTACAATGTTGACCTTAGAAACACATCAATAGTTACTACTGGTAGTTTTCAATGGCAAGATGGTAAGTTAGATTCAAGCGTTATATTTATACCAAATAAAGATGGTAGGTTTAAAATATCTTGGGTTCCACCTGTTAATCTACAAAACCGTGTGATAGTAAGAAATGGGAGTAAATACCCAGCAAACGAACACTGCGGAGCGTTTGGCTGTGACAGTTATGATATATCAGGTACAGTTGATGGAAGAGGATCTAATGGGTCTTTACACGGTTTGACTAAGTTTAGCATGGAGGACGTACCTCCTAATCATTTCTTTTTAGAATATATAGCTAGACCTCAAACTGCTGAAATATTTTTTGAAGATGTGTTAATGGCTTGTATATTCTACGGCATGCCAATATTATGCGAAAATAATAAACCTAGACTATTATATCATTTCAAAAGAAGAGGTTATAGAGGTTACTCTATGAATCGACCTGATAAAGTTTGGAATAAGTTATCAATAACAGAAAAAGAAATAGGCGGAATACCTAACTCTAGTGAAGATATAAAACAAGCCCATGCAGCGGCTATAGAAACATATATAAATACTAGTATTGGTAAAACCGATGGAGGTTATGGTGATATGTATTTTCAAAGAACATTAGAAGACTGGGCAAGGTTTAATATAAACAATAGAACAAAGCATGATGCATCTATAAGCTCTGGATTAGCTTTAATGGCGTGTAACAAGAATAGATACATACCATCAACTAAGAAAGAATACAGGAGTATAAATTTAGGTATAAAGAAATACGACAACAAAGGCGCATCATCAAAAATGATACAATAAATGAGAATACAGACTAATAGTAACAGTTCATTTCCTAGCCAAGTAGTTAGCGACGAAGAAAAATCAAGCTACGAATATGGTATGCAAGTTGCGCAGGCTATCGAGCAAGAATGGTTTCAAGGGGGTCGATCTGGTAATAGATATACACAAAGCTATAACAGCTTTCACCAACTTAGGCAGTATGCTAGAGGAGAGCAAAGTATTCAAAAGTATAAAGATGAATTGTCTATAAATGGTGATTTGTCTTATCTTAATTTAGACTGGAAACCAGTTCCTGTTATATCAAAATTTGTTGATATAGTTGTTAACGGTATGTCTAATAAATCTTACGATATAACCACCTACGCGCAAGATCCTTTTTCTGTAAAAGTTAAAACAGATTATGCTAAAGCTATAGAAAAAGATATAGCTACTAAAGCTGCCTTAGTAAATATGAAGCAGCAAATGGATATTGATTTGTCTTCTACAGGCGATATAGCTGGATTACCTGAGAGCAAGGATGAACTAGATTTGCACATGCAACTCAACTATAAGCAAAGCATTGAAATAGCCGAAGAAGAGGTTATATCAAATGTTTTAGCTGCTAACAAGTACGATGAAACAAAGAAAAGAATAGCTAGTGATTTAACTGTAATAGGTATTACCGCTGCAAAAACTAGATTTGACCCTACTGAAGGTATAAAGATTGAATATGTTGATCCAGCTAATTTGGTTTATTCATATACAGAAGATCCTAATTTTGAAGATATATATTATGCCGGAGAAATTAAATCAATAACTATACCTGAATTAAAAAAACAATTTCCCGACATACCTGAAGAGGAGTTGTTAAAAATACAAAAAATGCCTGGTAATTCTCAGTACTTACAAAACTGGGGTAACTACGATAGCAATACGGTTCAAGTAATGTACTTTGAGTATAAGACATACATGAATCAGGTTTTTAAGATTAAAAAAACAGAACAAGGTTTAGAAAAAGCTTTAGAAAAAACTGATGAATTTAATCCACCGCCTAATGACAACTTTGAAAGAGTTTATAGAACCATAGAGGTTTTATATACAGGAGCAAAAGTATTAGGTAATAATTATATGTTAAATTGGGAGTTGGCTGAAAATATGACAAGACCAACAGCTGACTCAACAAAAGTTGAAATGAATTATTGCATATCTGCTCCTAGAATGTACAGAGGTAGAATAGAATCTATAGTTAGTAGAATAACAGGTTTTGCTGATATGATTCAACTAACGCATCTTAAACTTCAACAGGTGATGTCTAGAATAGTGCCGGATGGTGTATTCCTGGATATGGATGGTTTAGCTGAAGTGGATCTAGGTAATGGTACTAACTATAACCCGGCTGAAGCTTTAAATATGTATTTTCAAACAGGTTCCATAGTAGGTAGATCACTTACTCAAGAAGGCGGCATAAATGCAGGTAAAATACCTATTCAAGAATTAAGTTCTTCTTCTGGACAAGCTAAAATACAAAGTCTTATTGGTACGTATCAATATTACTTACAGATGATTAGAGATGTAACCGGTTTAAACGAAGCTAGAGACGGTAGTCAAACAGATAAAGATGCTTTGGTTGGTGTTCAAAAACTAGCAGCAAACGCTTCTAATGTAGCTACAAAGCATTTATTGGATTCTATGCTTTATGTAACTTTAAGAGTATGCGAAAATATAAGTTTAAAGGTTGCGGATGTTATAGACAACCCGCTGTTACATAACGCTTTAAGGAATTCTATTAGTTCTTTTAACGTTAAAACTTTAGAAGAGTTAATGAATTTACAAATACATGATTTTGGTATATACATACAAATTGAACCTGAAGAGCATGAAAAAGCTTTATTAGAACAAAATGTTCAAATGGCTTTACAGACAGGTGTTATAGCTTTGTCGGATGCTATAGATATTAGAAACATTAAAAACCAAAAATTAGCTAATCAGTTTTTAAAGCTTAGACAAAATCAAAAACTAGAAAGAGAACAAAAACAAAAGCAAGCAAATATACAAGCACAAGCGCAAGCAAACGCTCAACAAGCAGAGCAAGCAGCAATGAACGAAGTTCAAAAGCAACAAGCTATAACCGCTGAGAAAGTAAGTATTGAGCAAGCTAAGTCTCAGTTTGAAATACAAAGAATGCAAGCTGAAGCTGAGATAAAAAGGAGTTTAATGGCTGAAGAGTTTGGTTATCAAATGAAACTAGCTCAAGTCAAAGCTAACTCTGAAGGATCGAAAGAAAAAGAGATCGAGGATAGAAAAGACGAAAGAACTAAAATACAAGCAACTCAACAATCAGAGTTAATATCACAAAGACAAAATGATTCATTACCAACAAATTTTGAGTCATCCGGAAATGATACCCTAGGAGGTTTCGGGCTAGAGAATTTTTAGCACTATCAAAATTAACTATTTAATTATATTATATCATGGAAGAAGCAACTAAACAGGAAGGTGAGTTTTCTTTAAAAGGGAAAAGTACTAAGCCTAAACAGTTAAGTCAAGAAGCTACGGCTATAACAAAGGTTAGCATTAAAGAGCCTGTGTTAGAAAACAAAGAAGAAGTTACTAAAGTAGTAATTCCTAACGACACATTAAAACCTGAAGAAAATGCCGTTCAAAAGCAAGAAGCAGAGGAACCTGTGCTACTCACAGAACAACCCAAAGTGGGATTGCAAGAAGTGGGACAAGGAGACGAAGAGCCCTCTAAAAATGTTGTTACCAAGTTCACGCCTTTACAAGAAGTAACTGACGAAGAAATAAAGCAGGTAACTAAACAAGCTCAAGAAGCTGTAAGAGACGAAAAAGTTTTAGGTAGAAAACTACCGGAAAATGTTGAAAAGCTAGTTAGCTTTATGGAAGACACAGGAGGAACAGTCGAGGATTACGTTAGACTAAACGCTGATTATTCAAATATTGATGAAAGTGTTTTATTAAAAGAATATTATAAAAAAACAAAACCTTATTTAGAGTCTGAAGACTTAGATTTAATCTTAGAAGATTACGAATATGATGAAGATCTAGACGAGGAAAGAGATATACGCAAAAAGAAGATTGCGTTTAAAGAAGAAGTTGCAAAAGCTAAAAACTTTTTAGAAAGCACAAAGAGTAAATATTACGACGAGATCAAGTTGAGACCGGGCGTTACTCAAGAGCAGCAAAAAGCTACAGACTTTTTTAACAGATTCAATAAAGACCAAGAGACTGCTGAACAGCAACACTTAGAGTTTAAGTCCAATACAAACAAATACTTTTCTGATGAATTCAAAGGTTTTGATTTCGATGTCAGTGGTAAGAAATTTAGGTATGGAGTACAAGATTCTAATAAAGTTGCAACCGATCAATCTGACATCAACAACTTTGTAGGTAAGTTCCTAAATAAAGAAGGTGTTATGAATGACGCAAAAGGCTATCACAAGGCTTTATACATGGCTTCTAATGGAGATGCAATTGTAAATCATTTCTATGAACAAGGTAAAGCTGACGCTGTCCGCGACGTTGTTAACAAATCTAAAAACCTAAAAGATAGTCCTAGAGCTACCAAAGGCAATGATGGTTTCATAGGTGGATTTAAAGTTAAATCGATTAGTAGTCCTAATTCTTCAAAACTAAGTATTAAAAAGAATAAATTTAACTAAAAAACAATTATTATGAGTTTAACTCCACAATTCGGTTCAATTCAACCGAGTCAATTACAACAACCTTTACAGAGTAACTACCTCCAATTTAACGGAGCTGGCGCTGGCGCAAACAACTTTGCTCAACAGTATTTACCTGAAATTTATGAACAAGAAGTAGAGCGTTATGGAAACAGAACGTTATCTGGATTCTTAAAAATGGTTGGCGCTGAAATGCCAATGACGTCTGATCAAGTAATTTGGTCTGAACAAAATAGATTACATATTTCTTACAATGGAGTATCTGTTGCTGCAAACGTTGCAGTTGGTGCGTCATTTACAAACGTTATCGCGGTTGGTGCTGCTGATACAAATGTTATATCTGTAAACGATACAGTAGTACTTTTAAATCCTGCAAATGGAGCTGAGTCTAAAGCTATTGTAACTGCTTCTGTACCTGGTGCGGGTGGAAACTTTACAGTACAAGCTTATGACAACACTGGTCTTGTTGGAAATTTAGTTGCTGCTGCAGTAGCTTTAGGAACAGGTATCAAAGTATTTGTATACGGTTCTGACTATGCAAAAGGATCTAACATTGCTACTGGAGCTAGAGTATCAGTTACTCCATCTTTCACACAATATTCTAACTCTCCTATTATATTAAGAAATCAGTATACAATTTCTGGCTCTGATATGTCACAAATTGGATGGGTAGAAGTTGCTACTGAAGACGGGACATCTGGGTACTTATGGTATTTAAAAGCTGAATCTGAAACAAGATTACGTTTTGAAGACTATTTAGAAATGAGTATGGTAGAAAGTGAGTATAATCAAATTGCCGCAACTAATGCAACAAATCCTGGATCACAAGGTTTATTTGCTGCTATCCAAACTCGTGGAAACGTAGAAGTAGGATTTACTGCTGCTGCTGGATTAGACGAATTTGATGCTATCTTAAAGAACTTAGATACACAAGGAGCAATTGAAGAGAACATGTTATTTTTACAAAGACAAACATCTTTAGATTTTGACGATATGTTAGCTGCGATTTCTGGTGGATTTGCTGGGGGTACTGCTTTTGGTTTATTCGAAAATTCAGAAGAAATGGCTTTGAACTTAGGATTCTCAGGATTTAGAAGAGGTTCTTATGACTTTTACAAAACTGACTGGAAATACTTAAATGACGCATCTACTCGTGGAGCTTCAACTGGTATATCTTCTGTTGAAGGAGTATTAGTACCTGCTGGAACATCTACAGTATATGATCAAATTTTAGGAACTAACATTAGAAGACCTTTCTTACACGTAAGATATAGAGCGTCTGCATCTGATGATAGACGTATGAAATCTTGGTTAACTGGTTCTGCTGGTGGAGCAACAACATCTACTTTGGATGCAATGGAAGTAAACTTCCTATCTGAAAGATGTTTAGTAACTCAAGCTGCTAACAACTTTGTATTATTCAAAGGAATCTAAAAGATTCAAAATTAATGTAGTAATTACCCTCGTTAAAACTACGGGGGTAACTATTACTCTTATGTGACATTAGCTAGTATATATTATAGTAACAGGCTATTGTCATTAAATAAACATTTATATTATATCATATTATGGCTACAAAAGCACAAGCTAAAAAAGTTGAGGTAGCGCCTCAAGTTAAAGCACAACCTGTTAAGGCTGCTCAGCCAAGTAAACCAACTTGGGAAATTAAAGATAGAATTTATTATTTAAGAGGCAATAAAAGCCCTCTTACTCTAACAATACCGTGTCGTCACACTAGAAAGCATCCGCTATTATATTTTGACAAAGCAACAGGTATACAAAGAGAAATAAGATACGCTACTAATCAATCATCTCCGTTAGTAGACGAACAAAAAGGAGAATGTACATTAGGTCACATACAGTTTGCTGATGGCGATTTAAGAGTACCAAAAGAAATGCAAAACCTGCAAAAACTACTTTCAATATACCACCCTTTAAAAGGAAGAATATTTGAAGAGTTTAGCGCCGCTGAAGAAGCTGAAGATGACTTAGATGTATTAGATCTTCAAATTGATGCTTTATTATCGGCTAGAGAAATGGAAATAGATCAAGCTGAAGCTATCATGAGGGTAGAACTAGGATCTGGGGTTAGTAAGATGAGTTCTAAGGAGCTTAAAAGAGATTTACTGTTGTTTGCTAAGAACAATCCAATACTATTCCTAGATTTAGCTAATGACGAAAACGTTCAGCTTAGAAATGTAGCTATTAGAGCTTCTGAAGCTGGTGTAATAGTGTTATCTCAAGATCAAAGAACATTTACTTGGGCCTCAACTGGAAGAAAGTTAATGACAGTTCCTTTCGATGAGAATCCTTATTCTGCAATGGCTGCTTACTTTAAAACCGACGAAGGTGTAGAAGTTTTTAGGTCAGTGGAGAAAAACTTAAAATAACATGTAATATTAATATAGGGCTCGTTAACTCGGGCCCGTATTATAATAAATAAACAAAAATGGCAATAAATGTAAATACAGTATACAGAACTGTTTTGTTACTATTAAACAAAGAGCAGAGAGGTTATATGACCCCTACTGAATTTAATAGTATAGCTAATCAAGTTCAGTTAGAAATATTTGAACAATACTTCTCTGATTTAAACCAACAACTTAGAGTTCCACAAGCGGATGTTGATTACGCTGATAGGATAGCGAGTATAGATGAAAAATTATCTGTATTTAAAACTTTTGGAGCCCCTACGTTTGTAGCAACCGCAGGAACGATACCTGCACACTTTACACTTCCAACCGTAGATGCCTTTGGCGATAACACTTCCGTGCATCAATTAGGCGAAGTAGTTTATACTTCTGTTACTAATTCTATCGTAGAGCTAGAAAGACTCGGAAGAACTACTTTTTATAATATTCAAAGATCACCGCTAACAGCGTCAACACTATCTTTTCCCACCTACTTATATGAAAATCAAAAAATATTTGTTAGCCCATCTTCTATTGTAAATAATTTAGAAATTAACTATGTTAGACAACCACGTAATGTTACTTGGGGGTTTGATGTAGGAACTACATTAGGCCAGTACACTTACAATGCTTTATCTTCTTTAGACTTTGAATTAATGTCTTCAGAGCAAACAACAGTTATATTAAAAGTATTATTCTATGCCGGTTTGGTAATAGAAGATCCTACCGTTATACAGGTAGCCGCTCAACAGGTTCAATCACAAGAAATAAATAAAAAAAGTTAATAAATGGGACTTATAACAGAAACTAATGAACAGTATTACGCGGGTTCTCAAAAATTCCTAGCGGTGGCTGTTGTTGGTGGTGCTAATCAAAACTTCACCACTACATTTGACACTAACTTAGTATTTGGCGGTGCTAACGCTTGGAATCCGCTTGACACAAACTATGCTTTAAATAACTTTAAACTATATAAGGCTGTTCCAGGTGTTTTAACTTATACAGAAATAACAACAATTTATACTGTTGTAGGTAATACTATAGCTATACCTAGTTTAGGTGTAAACGATAGTATAGTAGTTCAACTTAAAAGACTAGACGGCGGTAACTATGGAAACAGAGACGCTGTTGGAACTGCTGTTGAAGAAAATTATGATGACTATTCGTACATAAAATTAAACGATGTAATAAACAACTTTCAAGTTGCTTACGTCGGGGCGGGTAAAAATATACCTAGTGTTAAAAGAACTGACCTTATATTCCACGCAAAGCGAGCAATGCAGGAGTTTAGCTATGACACTCTTAATAGTATTAAATCTCAAGAATTAAATATACCACCTAGTCTTAGTGTGGTAATACCTCAAGATTACGTTAACTACGTTAAGATGTCTTGGATTGATAGCATGGGAGTTAAAAGACCTATATATCCAGCTAATAATTTAACTATCAACCCTGGGTCGATGCCTTTACAGGACGGTCTTGGAGTGCCAACTCAAGATAACTTCGGTGAAAACTTAGAAGGAACATCGATAACAGAAGCTAGATGGGCTGCTGCTGACGATAATTTATTAAATGGCCAAGCTAATAACCTGCGTCAAATAAATTTTGACTACGATGGTTATGATAATAGTAGAGGTATAGGGCAAGGTCAACTATATGGACTTGATCCACAGTACTCTCAAACTAATGGTTGGTTTACTATAAATCATAGAGAAGGAAAAATGTCTTTTTCAAATAATCTAGCAAGCGCTTTAATCATTTTAGAGTATATTTCTGATGGTTTAGCTTACGATCTTGATACTAAGGTTCCTAAGATGGCGGAAGAGGCTATGTACGCTTATATGCATTATGCTGTTATGGCTTCTAGGTCAGGTCAACCTGAATATGTAATAAATAGATTAAACAGGGAAAAAGTTTCAAAACTTAGAAATGCTAAAATAAGATTATCTAATATAAAACTTGATGAAATAGTTCAAGTAATGAGAGGTAAATCTAAATGGATAAAATCATAAATTAAATGGGAGAGGTTAAAAATGCTTTTATAAAGTCCAAGATGAATAAAGACTTGGACGCTAGACTGTTACCTTCGGGCGAGTACAGAAATGCTATAAACACTCAAGTAAGTAAATCAGAAGGTGCAGGTGTAGGTTCTTTAGAAAATGCTTTAGGAAACGGTTTAGTTGTTAACTTTTTTACTCTTACTGGAATAAACGGGTTAACTAGCATAGGCAGCTTAGCTAATGAGCTTAATGATACTATGTATGTTTTTCTTACAAATAACACCGCTGCAGCTTATGATAAGGATGCTAAGAATTTTATAATAGCCTACAACACTTTAACAAACGCTTCAAGCATTTTAGTACAAGGCGCTTTTTTAAACTTCTCAACATTGAACAAGATATATGGTATAAATGTTTTAGAAGATTTACTGTTTTGGACGGATAATAGAAATCAGCCTAGAAAAATAAACTTAAGTAGAGCTCTTGAAAGCAGTACATATTACTCAATTGAAGATCAAATATCAGTAGCTAAGTACAATCCATATCAATCAATAGAACTTTATAGAGAAAGTGATTTAGCACCTGGCAGCTATGAAACTACATTGTACGATGTTGTTAGCAAGTTTTATCCAGGAGGAGGAACAGGTAATATTACGGGCGAGCTTACTGTAGCCAGCACGACAATACCTCTACTATCTAGTACAGTTAGTGGAGATATCCCAATTGGAGCTACTATAGCTTACGTTGATGTATCACAAAACCCACCTGTTTTAGTAAATACAGGTGCTACTGTGGCTTCTTTACAAACTAACCAAGTTACTACATCTATAGCAATAGGTCCTTTTACAGGTCAACTGGCTGATTTAGAATTAATATTCAAATATAATAAGTATTTTGATCCAACATATAATGGTGATCCTAATTTTTTAGAAGATAAATTTGTTAGATTTGCTTATAGGTTTCAGTTTGAAGATGGTGAATATTCTATATTCTCGCCCTTTACACAGACAGCATTTACACCAAAGCAAGATGGGTACTTCATGTATAACCAACCAGCACCAAACCCTTTTAACATAGACGTTGATGATGAATCTGCCGCTTATAGAAGCACTATAGTAGAATTCATGGAAAACAAAGTTAATAAAACATTACTAGTAATACCTCTTCCTTTTACTAAAGGGGAAATTACTTCTACCGGCACAAACCCATTAAGAATTATTTCTATAGATATACTTTACAAAGAATCAGATGCTTTAGCTGTTAAGGTTATAGACACTATAGACATGACTACTGTAAAAGCTGACACTGTTGGCGATAGCAATAGTTACATTTATAATTATCAATCCAAAAAACCATTTAAAACGCTTCCAGCGGACGAGTTAATTAGAGTATACGACAAAGTTCCCGTAAAAGCTTTTGGTCAAGAGGTTATAAGCAATAGGGTAGTTTATAGTAATTTCCAAGATAAACACACTCCCCCGGTTTCTTTAGATTATAATTTACTTATATCAGAAAAAAGCCCTTTCAATCTAAATGTAAGCACTTTAAATGTTACTAATTTAGGTGGAAATGGAACTACTACTATAAACGCTACTATAATTGCCGGAACTGTAATTGTTGGAGGAGTTCTAACAGGCGCTTCCATAGCTGCTGGATCAAAAATAGTTTCTTGGAGTGGGTCTGCATTAGAAACAAACAAAATACAAACACTACCAGCATCAAATTATACGCTAACAGTTAAACCTGTTGGTGACGAAATAAATACAACAAGTATTACTGAGTACCCTAATCATTCTTTAAAGCAAAATAGAAACTATCAAGTAGGCGTTGTTCTTTCAGATAAATTTGGAAGATCTTCTAGCGTAATACTGTCTAACTCTTTAACTAGTATAAACATAGGTGGATTGCAATACGTGGGGTCTACTATATACTCACCTTATAGAGCCAGTGGTACAGATTCTTATAACTGGGCAGGTGATTCGTTGAAAGTTTTGTTTAACAGCGTTTTGAGTGGGCAAACAGCAAATACAACTACTAATGAACCTGGGGTTTATGAAGGCGATACCACTAGCTCTCTTTACAATCCTTTAGGATGGTATTCTTATAAGATTGTGGTTAAACAAACAGAACAAGAATATTACAATGTATATCTACCTGGTGTTCTCGCAGCTTATCCTAGAGACAACACGCTAGAACTTGGAAAAACTTCTTTTGCTGTTCTTTTAAATGACAATATAAATAAAGTACCTAGAGATTTATCAGAAGTAGGGCCACAACAAAAACAATTTAGAAGTAGTGTTCAGTTGTTTGGTAGAGTAGAAAACAATTCTAACGCTATACCAACTGCTAATTCACAATATTTCCCAGGTAGATTTTCTAGTACAGTGTCTACGATAGCTACAAATAACGACTTGTTTAACGCTGATGATGATTTACAATATATAGCTACAACTGATTTTTACGAAATAGAATCAAACCCTTTGATATCTAAGATATCTACACAAAAAAAGTTTGGTGTAGTTACAACCGCTTCAAATGCCTCTACCTCTACGTCGACAACTAATGCAACAACTATATTAATAGATAACGTACAAGGAACTCCTTTGCCTGGCGATATTGTTAGAGGGGTTGGTGTAGCTGAAAATACGCAAGTTGTTAGCTACAACGGCACTACGGATTTGGTAGTTGATAAACAACAGTCTCTTTCAGATAATACATTTCTAACTTTTACAGCGCAAAACGCTTCTTCTGAATATAGTTTAGCTGTATTTGAAACTACACCTGTAGAGTCAAATTTAGATATATTTTGGGAGTCTTCAAGCTCTGGATCAGTTAGTGAATTAAATACTTTAATACTAAATGAATCTAACGGAGCTGGTTCGCTTGGTGGATGGTCAACTGGAACTTTCACAGAAGCCGTATCAAATCCTCAATCAATAACCGGAGCCGCTGGTTTTACTATATTAGACGCTGTTGGCGCAACAATACCTTATGCATCTATAAGCTCTGTTACCTTAACGAGCGTTAAAACATTGGAAACTACTCCTGTAGAAGTTTTTGCTGTTGCAGTTCCAAGGTTTAGTCTTTCAGACGAAGGGAATGGTTCATACAAAGTTAACACGGTAGCTCCTTCAAGTAATAATTTTGACTGGGTTTATGGTATTAACGGCATACAAAATAAAAGCTTTATATTTTATTTCACAGTTGTCACGCTAGATAGTGCCGGTGCTGAATTTAGCACTCAGCTAATAGAGTACGCGGCTCTTGGAAATATTGATCCAGCGTATGTTACAAATACCAACCCTCCAACCCCTAAAAGCTGCCCTAGTACTATAAATAAAGGTACGACAGGGGATGTTATTGTAGAAACTTTCTACGGAGTAAACGGCGCTAATATATCTGACAACACTCCAACAGGAATTTATTTAGGTATATACGAAGGCTTATCTTTCTCAATATCAACAGTAGATTCTAGCGGATCCGCTGTTTCTCCCGCATTTATACAGACAACAACCAACTGGAGCGCTTCAGATCCTAACACTCCTTTTAGTTGTGTGGTATCTAAGCCAGCCGCTTTCAATACACCTGGAACATATACTGTTACTTTGGTGTTGTCAGATGCTGGTCCAGCTACTTCAATATGTACTTTTGATGTAATTTTAACAGAAGACAGCTGCATAACCGTAACTAGATACTCTAGCAATACATTTGGAGGAGGCGCTACTCTTAACTACACTGATTGTAGCGGGAATCCAGCTGTTGAAACTTGGTGTAGCCAATGTTGTGGAGATGATAGGCAAATAAGTTATTTAAACGGAACAACTGTTCCTGGAAACCCAACTGGAGGAAGTACGTGCTGCTTTACTGAAGGAGACGAAGTTGAAATGTATGACGGCCATTTTAAAAGCATTGACCTTATAGAAGTTGGTGATGAAGTTAAATCCTTTAAAGATAGTTTAATTGTTAAGGGCGTTGTAACAAAAGCTTTAAAACATATAGTTAACAGTGATGCTAAAGTTGTTAAAATTAATGGAATAACAGGAGAACAAAATCACCCTATATTTATAAACGACGAATGGGTTTCTTTAGCTTCTCAAGGCAAGGTATCTGAAGAATATGTAAAAAACTTTTACAATTTAGAAATTGATGGAAACAAAAAAGACAGCGAACACAATTACGTTATAGGTGGATTGATAGCTTCTGGTTTAGGAGACAATGTGGAACTCAATAAGTTATATCAAAGGCAGCCATTGGAACTAACTGCTCACTTAAAGTAATAAAAACAAAAATTAAGTAATTATGTATATATGGCAGCTATTATAGAAGTAAAATTTTACAACACTTTCTTGTTAAAAAAGACTGTAGATCAATCGAACCAACAACCTATATGGGATGGCTCGCGAGGAATACCTACTTCTTTAGAAGGTTATTCTAGAGGCGGTGTTGCTAGTGCTGCTAACAACTGGAGTATTGAAGAGTCTAGAATAAGAGGTGGTTATAATAACACTAATGTTGATTATGGTGTTAAAGCTTTCTTGGTAGAAGATTTTCCAGAAGCATCTATTAGATCAAATTCATTAATATATTCCGGTATATTCAATTCCAGGACAGGTATAAACAATACTAACGTATTTTCAGTTGGTCAAGAAATAACTAAAAGCGCTGATCCAGCTAATGGAAGCATACAAAAGTTATATGCAGAAGACACTAATTTACTTATATTCCAAGAATCTAAAGTGTCTAGAGCTTTGATAGATAAGGACGCTATATACTCAGCTGAAGGCGGTGGAAGTATTACTAACGTTAATACTACTATAGGAACAATAATGCCTTACGCTGGTAAGTTTGGAATAAGTAGAGACCCAGGTAGTTTTGCTGCTTACGGTTATAGAAAGTATTTTTCTGATAAAAACAACAATGCTATTTTAAGGTTATCTATGGATGGTATAACTGAAATATCAAACTACGGTATGAGAGATTACTTTAGAGACGATTTAAACAAAATAGACGATGATTTAAACGGGAATGTTGGATCTATAGTAGGTGGATGGGATGTTCACAATAAACAGTATATATTATCAACTAAAAAAGTAAACACAACTGAATTTAATACTCTTTGCTTTGACGAAGATGTATTAGGTTGGACTAGCTTTTTTACTTATAATCCAGAACAAGTACTTAGTTTAAGAAATAAATTATATACAGTAGGCGCTAACGCAGACGGGACAATTAAAGGCTTGTGGGCTCATTATGACGAAACATCACCAAGAGGTTCTTTTTACGGGACTACAACTAAGTCTTCTATAACTTTTGTATTTAACCCTAAGGTTAGCATGTCTAAAGTTTTCCAAACAGTTAATTACGAAGGCAGTAATGGTTGGCAAGTTGATAGTTTTATATCCGATGCTACTGGTCTTGACTTATACGGAACAGTTTATGAATCCACAAATGACAAAACTTTAAACGTATTTAGTTACGTTCAAGGCTCTTACGATGATGCCGGCGCTGTTTATCCTGCAGCATTAACCCCCCCTATAAATAGAGCGGGTTTTGATAGAAAAGAAAACAAATATTTTGCAAATTTAGTAAACAATAGCGCAGCTACCCAGGGTGAGATACTATGGGGAATGGAAATTAGCGGTATAAAAGGATATTTTGCAACAGTCACCGTATCTACAGATAGTGTGACTAACGTAGGTGGTCCAAAAGACTTATTTGCAGTATCTTCTAACTTTGTAGAATCATCATATTAACATGAAAAATAAAATATAAACTATGCCAGTACCATTAGCAGTACCGTTAATCTCAGGAGCTATATCTTTTGTTAGCGGCTTATTCGGAAGTAGCGCAGCGAAAAGAGCAGAACAAAAAGCAGCAGCTGAAAAAGCAGCGGCTCAAAGATCTTTAAATGCATTAATTAACGACAGACAAGATATTATAAACCCTTTTGAAGATGTAAAAGATTTATCTTCTATGCTTAGTAATCCTATGGCTAATCTAAGTGTTGCTACTCAAGCAGCTGAGATGCAGGTAGAAGAAGCTGATATATCGCTAGCTAATACTTTAGATACTGTTAGAGCTACGGGCGCAAGTGCAGGTGGAGCAACAGCTTTAGCTCAAGCAGCTTTACAAAGCAAGAAAGGTGTATCTGCAAGTATAGAAGCTCAAGAAGCTCAAAACGAAAAACTAAGAGCGCAAGGAGAACAACAGCTGCAACAACAGAAAATGTCAGAGGCTCAAAGGATACAGTCAGCTGAAGCTCAAGGAAAACAATTTGTATTTGGTGCTCAAGAAAGCAGAGACACTGCTCAAATGGATAGATTATCAGCTCAAATATCAGGTGAAGCGCAAAGGGAGTCTCAAGCTAGTTCAGATAGAACAGGCGCTATAACAGGTATGGTTGGTAGTTTAGCATCTATTGGAGGTAGTTATATGAGTTCCTTTGGGGGAAAGTAGGTCCAGCTACACCTGGTGAAACTGTGGGAGGTATGGTAATGCCTGACTTCTCAACAATGGGGGGTACTGCTTCTCAAAGTTACGGAACTTTAAGTTAGATGAAAAGATTAAAAAAATAAATAATGAGTTATAGAAATCCAACACAAGTAGTAGACACTCAAACCGGTCAGCATTATGCCAACCTGCAGAAAACAATTGCAGGATCTTTTGGTAATTACGTTAATTCCGTAAAAGCAGCCGACGCTAAAGAACAGCAAGAAAAAGAAAAAAGAGCAGCACAAGAAACAGTTAGGTTGAATAGTTTAATAAAAGAAAGAAATAAAAACGTTTCTTCTGCTATGAGGACCGATTTAAAGTACCCTACAGTGGATTATGGCACAGGCGCAAAAGGGATTATTAATGAGGCTTATGAAATTGAATCAAAAAATCCAACTAGATCTATTGATCAAAATCAAATAATAGCTACAGCAAATACTGTAGGAGATGCAGCTAGACCGGCTGCTGAAGAGTATGTTGGAAAACAAACTACCTTTAATACAGCGTATGCTTTACCTATTGGAACTATGGGGGGTATTTCTAAAGGCCAAGAGCTTAAAGTTTACGAAGGTCTTTACAATTCTACCCCAGACGGTATTATGTCTAAAACAACGGCTCTTTATACTCGCGATGGTAGTAATAACATAGTAATAACTTATGAAAATGGAGGTAAAGTATTTGATCCATCAAACGATTCAATGCTACCGCAATTTGTGCCAGACTGGCAGCCTTCTGTCGATTCCTTTAAAAAACAAGGTCTTACTAATGAATTATTTAATTTCGCTGATTCAAATAACGAAATATATAAAGGAGGTGAAAAGATATACGAAAATGGAAGAGCTGTTGGTGTATTGCCAAATAGGAAAAAATTTGAAGATAGCATAAAAAAAGGAGTTAGAGCCAACGTAATATCAGGACTATCTTCCAACGATGCTATAGCCTTGTATAATAATGTATTAAGAACACCTGATAAAGACGGCAACATGCCAGATGAAATTCCTCAAACAAAAGAATGGTTTATTTTTGATAAAGATGATAAATCACCAGAAGCATTAAATCAAGAAGGTTATCAAGATGCTATAACTAACGCAGCTACTAAATTTGTAGCTAACCAAGCTGAGTATCTTAAAAAGCCTTATAAATACACTGGCAAACAAGGAGAAAGCGCTGAAGATTCTTTTAATGATATTAACAGTGGTAAAGATTTTTATAATGAAGTGAAGAAAAACCCTATTGGTATGTATCAAGAATATGTTGGTGTAAAACCAATATTTAATCGAGAAAAAAATACAATAACAATTGGTAAAGAGTCTGTTAGTGATTACGATAAAGATAATCCTGAACTTACAAAAGATGTAGTTTACAAAATGAACGACTCTACAGATAGAAATAGGTTTTATTTAAATCTTTTAAGAGCTTCAGAAAGAACTAAAGGTACATCTATTCTATCAAAAAAAGAACAAAAAGGATATGAAGACGCTTTAAGAAATGATACTAGCTTTAGATCGTCTAAGTTAGATAAAAAGAAAAAAGAGGCAGAAGCAAAAGCAAAAGAAAAAGCTGATGCTAAAGCAAAAGCAGAAGCTGAAGCGCTTGAAAAAGAAAAAAACGAAGCTGAGGTTTTTAAAGTTGACCAAAAAAGAGGAAATCAAGTTACAAAAAGAAGTTAATAAAAGTAAAACAATATGCCATACTATAGATTGAAATCAGGTAAATTAATTAATGTACCTGAAAATTTACTTGAAGATTTTAAAAGTTCTGAACAATTTGAAGGAGCTGTGCTAATTGAAGAAGAAGTTAAACCAGTAAAGACAGAAGCTGTTGCAACGGAGGATGCAAGTGTAACAGCTATGGATTCAGCATCGGAAAATGGTTCTTTGGAGCCACTGTCAAACAAGCAGGCTAGTTTCAACTACGAGCAAAGAACAGGTAATAAACCTGGTTCTATAATGGATTTAACTGATGATGACTATATTGAAAAAGGTCCAATGGGTGAAACCCTGCGTAAAAAAAATAGCTCTGGAGTTGTTATAACAGATTATGAAGAAATAAAGAAGACATTAGAGAAAACGCCTGAAGCTAAACAAAAATTAATTAAATTAGCAACTAACTACGCGGAAGACGGTTTAGAAGGTGATGTGTTTGATACCTGGGAAGATGCTAGGCAATATATAGATGACCAGTCAGACAAATTTGATGAAGAAGCTAAAGCTGAAAAAGAGCAAATATATAAGTTTGATGATAACTTTAAATTAAAAGATAAAGCTATAGAACAACTAAGAAAAGACACGGGAAATACGAGTAACACTTTTGATACTCCTTTTTCTCAAGGACTTTTTAAACAAGGACTGCAATCTATTTCTGGTAACTGGATAAACGATGCTAAAACCGACGTGCCTTCACAAGTAATAGAGCTTGAAGAAAGTTTAGAAGGAGCTATTGCTGGAGGTGAAGACGTTAGAACTTTACAAAAGTTAGCGTATGGCAAGATGAACTTGCAGGACAAGGAAGCTTTAATAAATAAATACAGAATACCTAAAATATTAGAAGTACGTAAGGAATTAGTTAAAGAATACGATGCTTTAAAACTAGAAACTGAAGATGTTTTTGGTGATTTAAAAAGACAAGAATCATCCTTAGTTAGAAGTATGAATCTTATAAAAAACAATAAACCTGCAACTGGCTACACTCAAGAGACTGTAGATAAATATAATGGTTTATTCGAACAATACAACTCTCTAAAAGACACGTTTAAGCAAACTTCTGATAGATATAAGGGTAAACAAGAGTCTTTAGATAAGAGTCAAGAAGTTATAAACGCTCAATGGGGTGTAGATATAGCTAGAATGGCTTTGAAAAGTAATTTTAAATTAACTGATGATGTAAAAAAATACACAGAAGCTTTTTCCGGTGATGGAGTTTTTAACTGGGCTGTTGATCAAGTAGGAGGCGCTGCTCAAGAAATGGTGAAACTAGCTGGCCAAACAGTTGTTGGATTCCCTGTTTTTGTAACAACTGCATTTGGAGACTTGTTTACGGATGATGACACTTATAGTAGCTTTGACTCTATGAGGGATACTTGGGGTGATTTATTAAACTTTAACGTGGTTCCAGACTCTAAGGATGAAAAATTTAACATCACAGATGGTGAAGGTAACCTTAAGGAGTTTAGTGCTAGAGCATGGAGTAAAACAGCTTTTAATATGATTCCTTTTACAGCTGAGATAATCAGAAATGTAAAACAAGGTAAATTTACAGGGTATAGAGAGGGTTTAGGTAAAATGCTTTCAAATTATACCAAAGCAGGAGCTGTAACAAAGTCTGCTCAAAACATGAAGAACCTTATTATATCTAGTGATGCGGCTTTTAGGATGACTATTTTGAATAATTCTATAGAAGCAAACAAAAAAGGTTTAAGTGGTCCTGCTGGGGATTTATATGCTACAACTGTTTCTTTTACAGAAGGCTTGGTTCAAGCTATAATGCCTGATTATAAGTTTATAAAAGGTGGTGCTGGTAAAGAAATAAAAAACGCATTATTTAATTCTTTAAAAGGATTGACTACTAAAGAAAGTACTAAAGCAGCAGTAAAAACATATACAGGAAATATGTTTAAAGAATTTTTTGAAGAAGAGGTTACTTTTGGAATGAACATTATTACAGACATGGCTTTTGGCTTAGGTGCATTAAAGCAAAATGAATTCGTTGATGAGCAAATAAACTTAATAGCTGGAACCTTTATGCTTAGTGGTGGTATTGGTCTTACTGGTGCTAAAAATACTTATAACGCTCAGAAATCTCAAATATATAAAGGTATATTTAACAATTTAAAATCTACAGATTTATACTTTAAAACCATGCTAGAGACAGCTACAGATCCTAGCCTTATAGAAGATATAAATAAAGCCAGAGTGTTCGTTAGAGATGTTGCTAGCGTCATGAATACAGCTCCAGAAAATGTTTCATCCGATCAGATAGAATTATTAATTCAGAAAAAGAAATTAATAGAGAAAAAGAAAAACACAGACTCTTCTTTTCATGGTCCTATAAACGATAGAATTAAAGAAATTGATAGTGAAATAGAAAATAGCAGTATAAAAAGAAGTATAACTGAAAGATTTGACAAAGATGTAAGTAATTTTGCAAAGTCTCTAAATTCTATTGGTCAAAAAGTAGATGAAACCAAAATATTTGAGGACGATCAAGATGGGTCTGCCGATGATAAGCTGGAAAAATTTTTAATAAGCGTTGGTGAATCTAAGGAATATGCTAAAGAATCAAAAGACTCTTATGGAACATTTGTAGTCACTGTAGATGGTAAAGAAATTTTAGTTGTAAACAAAGCTTCTGCGCTTAGTGATAGAGTTGTTACAACTGGTCAACATGAGTTTTTACATAAATTCCTAAAAGCTTCCCTGTCATCAAAACCAGAGCTAGTTCAACAGGCTGGTGAATTGCTTTTAAAAGAAATACTAGCATCCTCTTCATCTTCTTCAAGAATAGTAGCACGTATAGAAAGCTATGCTACTGATGATAAAATTACTATTGACAAGTTCTTTGAAGAAATTCTTCCTTTATTTTCAGAGGCTGTAACTAACAAAGAGGTAAAACTAAATGAGTCTAGTATAACAAAAATACAGGATTTCTTTAGACGAATTTTTCAAGACTTAGGCCTGAAAAACATAAGATTTGATAAAGCTGAAGGAGTTATAAACTTTATAAAAGATTATAACAAAGCTTACAGTAAGGGTAGTTTTAAAGGATCTTTAAAAGCACTTGCCGGTAAAGATGGAGATAGTAATGTTAGCGGTGTTAGCTTATCTAAATCAGTTTCAGAACTTAATACTGAACTAGAAGATTTAATAGACAGAGAATTTGAGATGGACGAAGGAGACTTTGATGCTCAAAAATCTAACTTAGAATTAAAAATAAGACAAGCTAAAAAACCTAGTGTTAAAAAAGAATCTTCAACTAAAGAAAAATCAGCTCCTAAAAAAGTATACGATAACGAAGGTTTAATAGAAACTATAAAATCAAAAGATCCTAAAATAACTGGAAAAGAAAAAGCTTTAGCCAAAGCTGATTTAGTAGACTCATTCGACGCTTTAGCTTTAAAAGCTATAAAATACGACACAAGAAAAGGAGATTATGATAGAAACGAAATTAAAGATTATTTAAGAGAGTTTTTCCCTCGTGTAGTTGAATCGTTTGATCCAAGTAAATCTAAGTTTTCTACTTGGGTTACAAATAACATGGCACCTAAAGCTCAGCAGACTTACGAGAAGTTTAAAAAGATAGCTGATAAAAGTCTTGATGTAGAAGCTGGTGGTGTTGGATCTGTTAAAGAAATGTCAGGTGATGTTAACACGTTATATGGAAGCGATAGCAAACCTAGTGATTTAAAAGATTCTACTCAGAAGATGATAAAAGCTACAAGCTTTGGTCCTATAAGTGACCCTTCAATACTAGAAGCTGTAGAAAGCGTAATAGATATAAAAGAAGGTGAAAGACCTAACTTCAAAAGTTTAAACAACAAATTCTTTGACAAAGTGTCTGAGGCTATATTTAGTATAAGTGGCAAGAAAGCTAGAGGTAACGCTACATTAAAATACGATAAAAGCGGTGGGTCTTCAGAGGCTAATTCTCTGCAGAACGTATTCAAGAATGATAGTGATGTTAGAAAGTTTATAAAAACAATGCCAGATTACAATATAGCTACTAAAGAGACAGTTATAAATGAGCAGGGTGAAACTATAGATGTATCTAGAGATACTTACGGAAGATCAATAGGTATTAATCCTAAGGTTTTAGCAATATTTTACGATAAAGTAGATGGTGCAATTCCTGGTGTATCTAGTCCAAACGGAAGAAGTCTTGGTAAAACTACTCAGACAGATGTTTATAAATTAAAACCTGAATTTACAGGTAATATATCACCTAGTTCTGTAGCTAAAATACAAAGCTTAATTGGAATAAACAAAGGTACTTTAAGTATACCTATTAAAGGTGAAGCTAGAACTGAGTTTGGAAGTGTACTGACTGGATTGACTAAGATATACATCGACAATGTAATCAATACTGTTGGTAGATCTAAGTTAGATAGTAATCAGGCTAAAGCCGATTTAGGTGCTGGTAAATCTAGTTTAATGTTTAGTAAAAATATTGAAGGAGTAGTAAGAGAGCAAGAAATAATAAACAATCTTGGCTTACAACCTGGTAGCAATCATAATTCTTTGTTAGAAATACAGTTCTCTAAGAAAAAAAGAGCTGAGTACGAGAGTATTTTAAGGAAAAAAAGACCAGATCTAAAAGACATACCTAAACAAGTTGAAAACTTATTTGAATGGGCTAATGAATTAAATGTTCAAGAAAACAAAAAACCTAAGTACAAAAAATTAGCATTATATTATACGGTTAATGGTTATACTATATTTCCTGAAGATGGTTATAAAATAGAAGAGGTTATTAGATTGTCTGATAAAAATAAAATAGATCCGTATGCTTATCCAAACCCAGATGAGTTAATAAACAAGTTCACTAAAGAAGTTAGAACGGAAAAAATAAATCCAGATAACGTACCGCAGCTTAGCAATAAGCAGGAAATGGGTGACGGTGTAGTTATTTATAACGTTGTAGACTCCAGAAAAGGCCAAGAAGCTGTTAGAAGCATAGTTGATAGTTTTTGGGGTGAAAACGCTAATCCTTGGTGTTTAATAGCAAGGACTAAAGAAAAGGCAGTTGATAGCTTTCCAACTAAATTAGAAGCTAAGAAGTTGGCTGAGCAACAAACGAGCTGGTTTATTGTCTACAAGCCAAACATGAAAAGGTGGTTTGTTATGGAACCTGTTGATCCTAAAGATGAAATGTTCAATGCATGGACACATTGGAAACAGTACAACGTAGATGGTCTAGGTGAAGGTTATAAAATAGCTTTTCAAAACGGTAAATTATTATCTCTTAGAGACGGAGGTGAAGGAGACCCAGAAATGACAGATCTTGGTGTTTATGACTATGAAGTAGATCCTCAATGGTGGGATAGATTTGATAGCCCTACTACTGACTTAAAAATTAGCCTAGGTAATGATAAAGCTACAGGGTATAAGATTATTGGTTCAATGGATTCTGTGGGTAGGATAGATATTACTGGATACGGTGAAGGTGACTTTATGAGCAGGAAATCAAATTTCTCACTTTATGATGCAGATAAAAATATTATTTATAAAAAAGTTTTTAATAAAGATGGTCAATTATTAAGATCAACAGTAGTTGAAAACACCAAAATGAACGATGGTGGGCGAGCTGTAGTAGAATTGAAAAGTATATATAATAATGGAGAGTTTATTTCATCAGTATCTAACGTTAAAGATTTAAAAACAGGTGATATTGTTACAAAACGCACTGTTTCACATGAAAGGTTAAGCGAAAATAGATATATAAAGGAGGAAATATTAGTTGGTAAATATGGTAAATCACCTAAAAAACCAAAAGTAACTGAAAAAAATATATTTCTAATAAAAGAAAGATCACAAATTGTTTCCGCTTTAAATAAATCAACTGAGTATTACGCGGAAAGAATTACAGATGGAGTTAGTGATGTTATTATTGACAGGATGGCTGAATTAGAGGACATTAAAAAGTCTTATATTCAGCTTAGCAAATCTGTAGATAAAGCTGCGAAATCTAATAATGACATGTTACCTGAATCACAAAGGCTAACAGGTGATTTTACAAATCAAGATGTTTTAGATAGAATGGGTGAGCTAGATGACGAGATTAATCAAGCTGAACTTCAATTCTCTAAAGCAGCAGATTCTAAACTCGATAAAGAGTTTAATGATATAATAGAAAATAAAACCGGTATTGCTTCTAATAAAACATTTGCATCTGTAAAAGCTGCTTTAAGAGGCAAGAAAAAAGGTAAATTTAATTTCTTTATACCACCGGCAGCTGAAGATTTCGTAGGTTTATTATACGCTACTTTAGGTAAAGGTACTCTTGGAGACTCTCAAATGAAATGGTATAAAGATAATTTATTAAATCCTTTCGCTAAAGGGGTTGCAAATATAACTAGAGATAGAAACAATCTAGGTAGAGACTTTAAAGCCTTGAAAAAAGATTTAAAAATAGTACCTAGAAATCTTAAAAAAACAGCAAAAGGTAGTGATTTCACAAGAGAGCAAGCTGTACGCGTGTATATATGGCATCAAATAGGTAAAGACGTGCCAGGGTTATCTGAGGCAGACGCACTTGAGTTAGTTTCTTTAGTAGACTCTGATCCTAAGCTGCAGTTATTTGCTCAAGAAATAATGAAACTTAATAAAGGTAGAGCGTATGTATCACCTTCGGAAACATGGGTCACTGGTACTATTACCACTGACTTGTTAGAGGCTTTAAACACCACTGGTAGAGCAGACTATCTAGGGGTATGGAAACAAAATGTTGACAGTATATTTTCTGTTGAAAATCTAAACAAGCTAGAAGCTGCTTATGGTAAATCTTATAGAGTAGCTATAGAGAATGTATTACATAGGATGGAGACTGGTAGAAACAGAACCTATGGCGGTGATACTACAACTGGACGTTTTACTGACTGGATTAATGGATCTACTGCTGCTATTATGTTTTTCAACACTAGGTCTGCTGCTTTACAGCTTATATCTGCAGTGAACTTTATAGATTTTGGTGACAATAATGTTATAGCCGCTGGTAAAGCATTTGCTAATCAACCTCAATACTGGAGTGACTTTAAAACATTGTGGAATTCTGAGTTTTTACTTGAAAGACGTGACGGTTTAAAGATAAATATAAATGAAGAAGACATTGCTAATGTAGCTAAAGAGAGTGGAGTAAGAGGTGTTATAAATAAACTACTTAAACTAGGTTTTACACCAACTCAACTAGCAGATAGTTTTGCTATTGCATCTGGTGGATCTACTTTCTATAGAAATAGAATTAAATCTCTAGTAAAAGGAGGTATGAATCCTATAGCTGCAAACAAACAAGCAATGCAGGACTTTAGAGAAGTAGCAGAAGAGTCTCAGCAATCAAGTAGGCCTGATAAAATTAGTCAACAGCAAGCTGGTCCATTAGGGCGTATTATACTAGCTTTCGCTAACACACCTGCTCAATATGCACGTATAATAAAAAAAGCCGCTAGTGACATTAAGAATGGTCGAGGCGACAATAAAACTAATTTGTCTAAGATATTATATTATGGTGTTGCACAAAATCTAGTTTTTAGTACTATGCAACAAGCTTTGTTTGCTTTAATGTTTGAAGATGAAGAAGAAGACGAAAGCATTTTAGAAGAAAAAGTACCAAAAGTGATAAATGGGATGGTTGATTCTATAGCTAGAGGTACTGGTTTATTGGGAGCTGTATTTACCGTTGTAAAAAATACGAGTATAAAGCTTTATGAGGCTTCAAAGACGAAAAATCCTAAATACCAAGATAAAATTTTAGACGTATTAAGGATATCACCACCTATTGCATCTAAAATACAAAAACTACAATCAGCAGGTAGAACTGCTTCTTGGAACATGGATGAAATTAAAACTAAAGGTTTTAGTTTAGATAATCCAGGGTTTTTAGCAGGTGGTAATGCTGTTTCCGCCTTTACAAACGTACCGCTTGATAGAGCTGTAAAGAAGTTAAATAACCTAAAAGCTGCTTCAGATTCAGAGGTTGCAACTTATGAAAGAATCGCTTTGCTAATGGGTTGGAATGAATGGGAATTAGGATTGACTGAGAAAAAATCAAAAACTAAATCTAAATCTAAGGCGAAAAAAACGGGTATTAAAAGATCAACAGTTAATTCCCAAGGAAAAATATCTGGATATTAATGAAGTTAACAAATAATTTTAATTTAGAAGAGTTTGAATGCAAATGTGGGTGTAAAATGCCTGAGTTTGTAAAGAAAAACATAATTGAATTAGCAGACAACTTGCAGGTTCTAAGAGACTTTGTAGGTAGATTAGATCTAACTAATGCTTATCGCTGTAAAGAGCATAACTCAGATGTTGGAGGATCTACAAACTCACAGCATTTAGTAGGTAAAGCTGCTGATATAAAGTCTGAGTCAATTAAGCCTAAAGAAATGGCTCAAATAGTAGACGATTTAATGAAAAGTGAAACCTTTGAACTAGGTGGTATTGGAATTTACAATACATTTACACATGTAGATATCAGAGACTACAGAGCAAGATGGAGTAAAACAACTAAATAAATAAAAATGAGCACTAAAAAAATTAAAAAAGGTCCTTGTGGGGGAAAAGGCCAGCCGAAATGTGCTGACGAATGGAACAAAATGGTAGGTTTGAACAAAAACTTAACAAATTCCTACAGAAACGAACTAACAAACAATTCAAAAGCTTATATAAACACTAGCTTAGCTATAGACAGTAAAACTCAAAAAAAAGTTAACCCTAGTAATATCTCAAAAGGAGTAGGATCTATAACTACGAAAAGAATAAAGGAGTACAAAGACCACCCAGTATACAAGAAGTTAACTGAAAATAAGTTAGCCAAAAGAGGTGGTATAATTAGAACCATCGATAAAATAGTAAGAAAAACTGAACGTGGATATGACAGTCAAGGGAGATATCAAATACCTTCTATAGAAAGTAAAAATGTTAAAAATATTATCAAAAAAGTTTCACCTCACATGGATTCTGAAAACCCGGTATCTGAAATAGGCTTACTAGGTAAAGGCTCTATAGCTCTTAGTGGAGCACGTGTTTTGAAAAATTTCCCAAACCTGCTTGGTATGAAAGAAGTAGATAAAGCTTTAAGCCAAAGCGTTTTAACTAGTGGCTTTAGATTAAAAAAAGGAGAGAAATGGTCTAATAGAATTAAAAATAAGTAAACATGATAAAAAAAGTAACCTCGTCCCCATTCATGCTAAAAGATGCATGTTATTACAAAGCTAAGGCAGCTCACAAAGTATTTCCATCAGCTTACGCTAGTGGAATGATAGCTAAATGTAGAAAAAATAAAAAATAATGTATCAATCACCATTAAGAAAAGTTAAAAAAACAGAGAAGGGAGCATCGCTTAGACGTTGGTTTAAAGAAGAATGGGAAACACCTAAAGGCAATAAAGATTATAGCAAAGGTGAAAACTTATTCAGACCTACAAAAAGAATAAATAAGAAAACAGCTACTACATATAGTGAGTTGTCAGAGAGCGAAATAAAAGCTGCTCAAAGAGAAAAAAATACTAAAGGTAGAGTAAGTAGATTTAAAAAAAAATAATATGGAAAAAAAATTTAAACCTCACAAGATGTTTGGTAGTGGTGGTACGGTTAAGTTTGTTAAAACAATGAAAGAGCATTTAGAATTAAAGAAAAAAGGCTTCGATCATACTAAAAAAAAATAAACCTATGAAAAAATTTATTGATAAATTGCAGCATGCATGGAACAAGTTAATGTATAAATTAACGTTTCACAAATACAAGGA